ATCATTAATAAAGACTTATAATGGCAACAACAAATACATGTAAAAAATGCGGATGTGAGGATAACTTCATGCCAAGCCCTGCTCCATGTCCAACTCCTACTGGTTGTCCAACACCACAACCTTGCTCTGAAGTATTTGATGCACAATGTGTAGTATATACTGGAGCTGATATTGAATGTGGTAATGATACAGTGGTTACTTCAAATACTAATGTAGCAGAAGCTTTAAATAATATAGTAGACAAAATATGCTCTTCAATACATATTCCTGAATTACAAATTTTTTCAACCGGTAAACAACTTTTTGTAAGCCTTCTGCCAACTTTGAATTCTACTGAATTTTTAAATCATAATCCTAAAATATTTTTGTTTAATAAAAGAAATGCTAAAACAAAAAAAATAGGTGAAGATATAAATGGACCTATATATGGTTATTATCATACAGGTTGGAGACACACTTCTCATCTTAATGGTATAAATTATCCAAATAGTAAGTTTTACGGAGGATCAACAATGTGCCCTACACATTCTGAATTTCCATTAACAATAACAGGTCCTTATCAAAGACAATTATTAAGTGATTTTAATCTAGAAGAGTTTTATATATATCAAGATCCTACTATACCAGCTCCAATAGATGGAACAACCATTCTATGGTCTGATAGAGATTCAGTTATACCAAGAGGTAGAACATCAAAACGTAGTAACAATAGATCTGCTTATTTTAGATTTGCAATTGGTATTGAAAACCCAGATCCTAATTCAGAATTTCCAATTTTATTTGGACCAATGACTGCAAGTATACAATGTAAATTAGTAAGATACATTGATGAACAATTAGATGAATCATTTGTTACTTATGCAATTAATATAGAACCAACTAATATAAAAAGAAATATTCCAAATGTATTATAAATACCTTAATGTTGTGGGTGTTGCCCTTTTTCTATACGCCTTTAGAGGTGTATACTTTATTCTCTAGGCCTTTTGAGGTGTAGATACTTTTCGCAACGCCCCCAACATTGAGCTATTAACAAAAAAGTTACGGTTTGTTGGTTTCTGTAACAACAACGGCAAAGCCCTCACACTTGTGGGGGTTTTGTTTTTTGGTTACATTTGTTAAAGTCATTTATTTTTAGTATATTAATATAATAGCATGAAGGAAATAAAAAAACCAGATGTTAAAGCACCAAGATTTAGACCAGAAGTACATAGTGTTTTAACTAAAGAGTTCTTTGATAATTTTAGAAACAAGTATCCAAAGTATAAAAACTTTGATAATGCCCAGTTAAAAAGTATTATTAAGCTTTTTAATAAAACAGTATATCAAACAGTTATTAATACAAGAGATGGTATACAACTGCCTGAGTCAATAGGTTGGTTGTTTATAGGAACATGTCAACAAAGCAAAAAGAAAAACATAGACTTTGCAAAATCACATAACTATGGAGTTATAGTGAGTAATAATAACTGGGCCACTGATGGAAAACTTGCTAAAATATTTTATACAAACTATGCTCCCAAAATTAAAATTAAAAATAAAGAGTACTGGAAGTTTGTAGCATGCAGAGAATTTAAAAGAGCTGTAGCAAAAGCATATCCGGAAAACTGGAATATGTATGTAGTAGTAGATCCTAATGCTAAAATAAGAACTACATACCAGAAGTTTCTTAAAAAAGAATATGCTATCAAAAAAGAAAAAGAAGCATTGAAAACATATAATGAATTTAACTTATGACAACTATAGGTGAAGCAATATCAAGAGTAAGAAATACTTTAAAGGCTGTTAAGGAAGATCCTTTCTTAACTGATAGAACAATCTATTTTTCTTTAATGAAGTATTCTCAGACACTGATTAAAAGAGAAGACAATCAGTTTAGATTAATGAAGATGAGTCAGATCTTTCAAGTGCTTCCCTATATTGAATTAATTGATGTTGACAAAGTTGAAGCAGGTTGTGTTGGTGTTTACTCAGAGTGTTACTTCAAAAGATCTAAAGATAAACTGCCTAGTATTTTAAATGGTATGTTTGGACCTATCATTAGAACTACTTCATCTATTGATGGTAGTATAGAAATGTTTAGGACAGATCCAGGAACCTGGGTATCTATGACTAAAACAACAACCTTTAAATACAATACAAGACCATACTTCTGGTATCTTAATGGATATGTATACTGTCCTAATGTAGATTGGGATGCGATAAGAATGGAAGCAATCTTTGAAAACAATACAGTAACATGTGATACAGATCCATGTTTGATTCAACAAGATCAACCATTAAATATTCCTGAATACTTATTCTCAGAAGTAGAACAGTTTGTAGTAAAAGAATTAACTATGGCAATATCAGTTCCAACAGATGGAGCAGATGACAGCCAAAATGCACTTAGATAATGGACTATAATTACACACTCCACTACCGCACGTTTGACCAGTTACTGGAAGATGTAACTGTGGATCTAAACTCATTTGCTCTTGAAAATATGATTGAGCCTCAGCAACTTATCAAGTTGGTTAAGAAACTTAACTATGATTTAGGTCTGAGAATTAATCAAACAAGAGAGGTTATCTTAGATGTATGTCATGGTAAAGTGAAGTTGCCAGATAATTTCTATACTGTTAACTATGCAATGATCTGTGGTAACTATGTTAAAACAGTTGGTTATCCTCATGGTGGTACAAACATTCAAGAAGTACCATATCATGAAACACCAAGTACTGTAAATACATGTGCCCCAGATACTGTTAACTGCAGAACTTGTAATGCAAACCCGTGTAATCACACAGCAGCTTGTGATTTAAATCATCCCATAGTAGATCCAATACCAACATCATATGATCCTAATAATCCATATGGTGATACATGTATTCCGCCAAGAGTATTTATGAACTGTAAAGGTGACAAGTATGAACTTATTCAAGTAGTAGGTACTACAAGTTATAACACTTACACTAGCATGACTCCATTAAGACTTAAACCAAGTCAAGAGATTGATTGTGAATGTCCTAACTTATACTACAATGGTGATAATGAAGGTTGGATCAAGAACGGGTATTTGTTTACTACATTCCAAGATGGTAAAGTATATTTGAACTATCAAGGTTTAATGGAGAATGAACAGGGACAGCTTTTAGTTCCGGATCACGACTTGATTAATGAGTACTATGAGTATGCATTAAAAATGAGAATCATGGAAAACTTATTTCTAAATGGTGAAGATGTAGCTCAGAGAATGCAGTTGTTAGAACAAAGATTAAAAGCTGCTAGAAATCAAGCACTTAGTTTAGTGAATACTCCTAACTTTAAAGAGATGGAAAAACTATGGTGGACAAACAGAAAAGCTCAGTACTTTAAGTACTATGATATGTTTAAGTCTTACCAAGGGTACAGTGGTTATTATGGTAATTTTGGACGCAATAGAGTATTTTAGTAATGGCAAAAGGAATGCAAAATACAACAGAAATAATTAACCGCAGTTTTACCAAAGGGTTAAATAAAGATGCTGACTCTACATTTGTACAAGAAGGAATGTGGACACATGCTAGAAATGCTGTTAACAATACTGAAGAAGGTAATTTAGGTACTTTATCTAATGAAGATGCTAATGCTTTATGTATAACTGCTGGAGCTACTATGCCTTCAGTAGTAGTAAAGAAATACATAATTGGATTTATACAATTGTTTTCTGATAAGTGGGTAATATTTACAGCAGGTCATAACTATCAAGGTAAACCAATTAGTTCTGAAATAGGATTATTTGAAGCAGACACATGTACTTATAGACCTATAGTACAAGACAAGTGTTTAAACTTTGATAAGAGATATCTTGTGTCAGGATCATCTAGAGAAAAAGAAGATTGTACTTGGCAGGTATATTGGGCTGACGGAAACAATCCAGATAGATTCTTAAACATAGGAGATCCTAAAACTTGGCCAGCACCACCATACACATGGGTTGGACAAACTAATATTAATTATTATTCAGATAGCACTAATCAAATACTCTGGCCAGGAGTAGCTTGGAAAGAAAAAGAAAAAGAAGTTGATGGATGTCTATTTGTAACTTACTATTCTTTCTTAGATTGTTCTAAAATCAGATTAGCAAGATTAGTATCTACACCATGTCTTAAAGTATCATTAGGTGATCAAGGAGGTACATTAAGAAATGGAACATACTTTGCTACAATTGCTTATACTATTAAAGGGCAAAGAGTAACTGATTATTTTTCCGGAAGTAATACTCAACCTATTTGGTTTCCAAATGATTTGCAAGGATCACTTACAATAGATGTTGAAGCGGATAGTGTAAACTTTGATGAATTTATATTAGTATTAGTTCAAAATATAAACCAGGGAACTGTTGCAAAAGAAATTGGAACATATTCTACTAAAACTACTAGAATTGTAATAGATCAGATAAAAGTAGATCTTGTATCTGTACCTTTACAATTCCTTCCTTTACAAACCCCGGTGTTTGAAAAGTCAGATCAAATTGCAGAAGTAAATAATTATTTACTTAGAGTAGGGCCTACATCCAAGTTTGACTTTAACTATCAACCTTTAGCAAATCAAATTAAAGCTAAGTGGGCATCAGTAGAATATCCTGCAGACTATTATGTAAAAGGGGGAAACAAAGCAAGTTATTTAAGAGATGAAGTATATTGTTTCTTTATTAGATTTGTTTATGATACTGGAGATAAATCAGCTTCATATCATATTCCTGGTAGAGCTCCGGTAAAATACCCAACACCTTCTAGTGCTAATTATGAAAACTCAGATGATAATGGTATAAATTCATTAACTGCTAGTGATAAAATATTTGAAGTATATAATACTGCTTCAGTAACATCATATACTCAATCTACATTAGATGATGGAGGTGTAGTAATTGGAACTGGAGATATGGCTTATTGGGAATCAGATGAAACATATCCTGACAATAGACCAGATATCTATAATGCAAGTTATCATTGTTGGACAGGCAAGTTTAATCAGAAAAGTTTAAGTTGGGATTTATGTGGTACTCCTATAAGACATCATAAGTTTCCTGATAACATGAGTGATCCAGGAGCTTCTGTTGTAACAAACCATTTTAAACCAAATCCCCCATATACACCTAATCCATTAAAGATTAGATTAATGGGTGTATACTTTGAAAATATTATTTACCCAAAAGATAATGAAGGTAATGATATACCTGGTATAGTTGGTTATGAAATACTTAGAGGTTCCCGAGAAGGGAATAGATCAATTATTGCTAAAGGTATGCTTAACAACTTTAGAACTTATGAATTAAGAGGTAATGTTGTTAATGAAGCAAGTAGAGTTACAGGTTTATATGCTAACTATCCATTTAATACTATAAATGGTTTTTACAACACAGGAAGTGGTCAAGATCACAATAGACCATTTATGGATCCGTATATTAGAATAAATGATCCGGATAATCCTAGACCTAAATATGCTGATGATGTTGAAAACCAAAGAGTACCTTTAGATATAGTAAGTTTCCATTCACCGGATACTATGTTTAATACACCTTTTCTTTCTGGTACAGAATTAAAGCTATATGGTTATTTAAGAGGTGCAGCTAATCAAAGATATATTGAACCTAACAAACATCCACAAAACAAACTTATAAGTGATTTATGTTTAATACCTATGTTCTTAGGGGGGCTTATGGAAGCTGTAATATCAATGAGAGGTAAAATTGATATTTCTTCTGCTGAATATACAACGCCTGGTGCTGGAGGAGATGCAAGTTTTCCAATACAAGCAGGAGCTGCTGCAAGTGCTCAAAGTGCATATACAGCACTTCCTTATGTAGTAACAGGTCCTTTTGGTCCTGTACCGGCTTTTGGATATAATAATGCTTTAACAACTTATTTTACATCCGGTGGTGCATTATTGGATGCGTTTACTATGGCATATGCTGGTATAACTCCTAACTTAGGTTTAATAGATGCAACATTAGAATCTTACATGCTTCCAAGTATAGTTGCTGGTGGTGTAGGAACAGCAGGAAGTAGATACTCATATACACTTCCTGACTGGGCATATCTTGATCCTGTCCAAAGAGCATTAGGAGCAACTAATCAATTACTATATTATTTTAGTGAAGGTGCTAGAACAACATTAGCACTCATAAAAGCATTTATTCCTTATGATCAGTTTGCATTGCAAATGATAGCTCATGGTTTTTATGATGACATGAGAAGAAATAATTCAGCAAATGGATTGTTTAGATTTAAAATAGATGATAGCACATATATAAGAGGTAATATACAACAGCTTCCTTCTTATTATCAGTATGGTGGTGGCGGTGCTGGTACAGGTGCTTTAGTGAGTTACAGTATTAATAACTTAAATAGATCTGATACAGTAGTATTAAGAACAATAGCAGGACCTAATTATGTTGGACCATTAGTTAATAATACTATAGGGCCTAATTATATTACTGAACCAATTGGTGTAGGTTATGTTGATCAATCATTAACTACTCTTGGACATGTTATGCAAAATGGAATTGTAAGACTTGATAATTTAAATCCTTTATCAGGATCTAGTTTAGTAATTCCAAACTTTGAAGAAACAGAAACTCCATGGCAAGCTCCTATTGCTAGTCACTATGCTGGTATGAAAGTAAGAATAGGTAATCAGTATGGTCAGCTGCAAGGAGTTAAACAAATTGTAATTACTCCATGTGAGCAAAAGTTTGACTATGATAAACTAGGAAATTTAACAGGAGCACAAACATCTTGTGGACCGTGTAATACAGATACTAAACTTAAATATATTGCAAAGACACCTGTGTTTTTTGGAGGTGATACTTTTATAAACAGATACACAGAAAAGAATACAATGTTCTTTTTCTATGATTGGTTATTTGGTCAACCTGATGGATTTGAATATAACTATCTTTTGCATCAAATGATTCCACAACCAAGATTCTGGATGAATTCAAAAGACTATGATGTATCTGAATTAGCACCAGACTTTGCAAGTGGTGGTACTACTCCAGGTACGGGAAACTTACCAAGTAGATTTTATAGATTAGACTATGATGATTATGATTATGTTGATGAACCAAATCAAGTAAATTATCCAGGAATCTTCAGAGCAAAAAATGCTAAGTTTTATCTTGCATGTTCTTCAGTAAGAGACTTCTTTGTAGAGTCAGATGTATTAGTAGATTTTAGAATAGCCGGTGATTATGAATGGGAAAAACATTATAACCCATATAACTATACTGAGTTAACTAGAATGTTTGATATAGATCCTCAGAATATTACAAGAGGTAACTGGTATAGATATGATTACTCATTAAGTATAAGTAAATTATTTAATCAATACTTTTCTTCAGGAGCATTACAGAGTATATACTATGATCCTAAAGTATCTAAGCTGTGTTATACATATTTACCAGATAGAATTTATTATTCATTACAACAACAAGATGAATCTTATAAGGACAGTTGGTTTATATACCTACCTAACAACTATAGAGAATTTAAGTCTCAAATTTCTGGTGTAAAATCAATTAATAAAAGTGGTATTTTCATCACGTTTAAAAATGATATGCCTCAGATGTTCCAAGGTGTGGATACACTACAGACAGATCTTGCTACTAAGATTACTATAGGTGATGGAGGATTATTCAGCCAACCAGGACAAGCAGTATCAAATGCAGATAAACCTTATGAATATGGTTCTTCTCAAAGTAGGCTAGCTGTTATATCTACACCAGCTGGATTATTTTATGTATCACAAAACCAAGGTAAGATATTTAGTTATGGTGACGGATTAAAAGAAATATCTCAAATTGGATTAAAATGGTGGTTTGCTTTATTTTTAAAATATAAGTTAACTCAACACTTCCCGGACTATGAGTGGCAGGATAATCCTGTAGCAGGTATTGGTATTCAAGCAGTATATGATAATGAAAACTCTATACTTTATTTTTGTAAAAAAGATTATGATCTTAAACCAGAATTAGAAGGTAGAGTTAAGTATGTACCACTTGTAAAAGAGTGTTATGTAACTTCAGGTGGTTTAGCAATTCAAAAAGGAACCGGAGATTATTTTACATTAGATGGTACTGGTACATATCAATTAGGAGATCCTAAGTTATTTATAGCTGCTTCATGGACTATGAGTTATGATCCAAAAAATGAATTTTGGATTTCATATCATGACTGGCATCCTGACTTAGTAATGCCAGCTAAAACAGTTTTCTTTACAACTAAGAATAATACAATTTGGAGACATAACTTTAACTGTCAACAATACTGTAATTACTATGGAGTTAACTATCCATTTGAGATTGAGTTCCCAATTATAACAGGGCAATCTACTACAATTGTTAAATCAATAGAGTACATGTTAGAATCATATGTCAAAGCAGATAACTGTGTTGATCAGTTCCATGTATTAGATCATAATTTTGATAATGCTATAGTTTATAATTCAGAGCAAGTTTCTGGATATCTTAACTTAAACATATTCCCTAAAAACAATGTTCCTTTAAGTTTACAGTATCCAAAGTACAATACCTCAGTACCTATGATATTTGCAAATCCAATAACAGGACAAGCTAATATAACAGGTGTTCAAGGCTTTGATATATTGTTTTCAAAAGAAGAAAACAAATATAGATTTAATCAGTTCTGGGATATAACTAAAGATAGAGGTGAGTTTCCTATTGGTGCAGGTTATCCTCCACAAGGAACTCTTATACCAGGTACAACTGAATTATTAGGTAGTTATTCTCAACAACAAATCTGGAATACAAATCCAGATGGATACACCAGAGATTTAAATCTTAATAACTTAAACTTTGCAAAACCTGCTTTACAAAGAAAGAAATTTAGACATTATGTGAATTTCTTATCTTTAAGAAAAGAAATATCAGGTAATGTAAACATGATACTGAAAATGGTAGATAGTAAAAATCAATATTCACCAAGGTAATGGGCAATAGCAGAGCACTACAAAAAGCAACTAAGGAGTTAACTAAAGCTAAAGCTCCTAGTAAACAAAGAGACATCATTTATGATCCTATGGGTCAATGGAAACATCCTGGAGAAAATACAAGAATACCAGGAAGTAATATAACTATGCAAGGAGTACCATATCCGGTCTATGCACAACCTAATGTTGGAGCCCCACAGATGATGTACCCTGGTCAAGAATATGCATTTCCTGGAGCAGATTATGTAGATGAATATCCACAGATGAAAAGAGGAGGCTTAAAGAAAGGTAAATATTCTAAGAGCTTGATGGCTATTAACAAGCTATTTGCAAAACATGATCTTTTTAAAAAACCAGGTAAACATAAAATATATGATCCTAATGCTAAAGAATATGCAGAAGGTGGGGTTGCTGAAGACATGTTAACTGCAGCTAACCCTCAAGACTTGGATCCTGAAACTTTAAAAAAATATCTTAAAGAGTTAAAGACTCTTGAGAATTCAGTAAAGTCTGGGTATAAAAAAGGTAAATGGTATCCTCATAGAAGTTTTGAAGGAGGTACTGATACAATTGCTTATGGTCATAAACTTGTAGCCGGTGAAGATTATTCCAAAGGAATAACAGAAGCTGAAGCAAGTGAGTTACAAAAACAAGATGTACTGGAAAAACAAAAAGTAGCAGAGACCTTTGTAGATAAAGAATATGGTAAAGGTACTTTTGATAACTTACCACAAGACAGTCAAATGCTATTAGTTGATTACACATATAATGGTGTAATAAATAAATTCCCATCTTTTGTAAAGCATGTTGTTAATAGCAATAAAAAAGGAATGCTTAAAGAGTATGAGAGAGGAAGTAAAGGAAGTCCATTAAAAGCTAGAAATGAATGGACAGCAGATGTTATTGAAAACATGAACTTTAAAAAACCTAAAAAAGTTTCTAAGAAAAAAAGCAGTAGTGATTACAAAGTAAGGATTCCTTATATTAATACAGTACAAAAGATGACACCATTTCAGTATGGTGGTTATTTGCAAGAAGCTGAATATGGTATGCCTTTAGGAGCAGGTATCTCACAAAACTATGAAGGAAGAACAAAGTACAAACATAAAGTAGGAGGTATACCTGAATTACCTTTAAGAGATAATAGAGTAAACTATAATGCTTTTGTTAATGGGTTTGAACCTATGACTAAAAAACAAAAAGGAGGTGTGGTATCAGAACTTACAGATAAACAGATAGAAAAATTAAAAGCTCAAGGTTACACGGTAGAGTATTTAGACTAAACTTATTAAGTTTACCTGTTAAAATAAAATTTATTATATTTAATATATAAGTAATTACATGGAAAAAAGAAGAGTAAGGATTTATAAAGCTCAAGAAGGTGGTCAACCATCTATTGATCAATTAGGATATCCAGGTGCCCAAGCTCAAGAACAACAAGCTTCAGGAGAAGAACAGTTAATGCAAATTATTTATCAAGATATTAGCAATGAGGTTCCTGAAGGAGCTATTGTTGCTAAACTTGTTAATGCATATAACATGGATCCGGCAATGGCTAATCAATATGTTCAGCAAGTATATGGTATACTTCAGAATAAAATTGATCAAGATGAACTGGAAGAAGAAGATAACTCAGAAGAAGAAGCTCAAGAACAAGTAGAAGATGAAATTCTTAATGAGAATAAACCTATGAGTAAGATTCAAGGTCATACAGATCTTGCTATGGAAGATGAGGAAGTTGATGTAACAGATCTTGAAGATGAAGACATGTTGAAATATGGTGGTACACCAAGATATCAAGATGGAGGAGAACAAGACTATATTGAGGCTATGAACAATGACCAAATGAATTGGCCAAAAGCTGAGACTCCAATTGTTTTTCCAGATGTATCTGAGTATTTACCATCTGGTTTAGAAAGTTATTTAGCTAATGATGCCTCTAATATGGCATGGACTAGACCTGAAGAATCAGAACAAACTATGGATGAAGAGTCTTTAGAAGATTATACTAATCTTGTTGTAGATCCTGAAGAATTTAGAATGGGTGGTTTCAAAACTAAAAAGGGTTATGTTAACTCTGTTATGAAACTTGTCAAAAAACAAATGGGTGGTGATGAGCAAGAACAAGACATAAAAGCTTCAGATGCAGATCCAAGAGGAGATAACTTAAGAAAAAATAGACTAGATGCTTTTGTTGGTTCTATCAAGAAAGAAGGCAATATGACTATTGCAAAAGAAGAAGCTGAAAAACAGTTTGAAGAAATGCAAGCTATGCATCAACAGATGATGATGCAACAACCTCAGTTACAGAACTTTATACCGGAAGATTATGAAGGTGTAGACTATATGCAATTTGGTGGTCAACAAAGAAGAGCAATGAGAAGAATGAATAGAGCTCTTAGACGTATGCCTTTTGGTGTACCAGGTATGGTTGGTCCTGTAACTAAATTTGATGTACATAGAACAGGTATCTTTGGTGGTCCAAAAGAATATACAATTGAGTTTGGAGAAAGTCCATTAATGCAACTTGCAGCTAATCCTTTCTTATCTCATGCATATGGTTACGGGTATAAAACTAAAACAACTAAAACTCCCGCAAAATTAATTACTGAAAAAGTAAGAAATACAATTAACAACCAATCTACTAAAGAAGTTGCTAGTGCTACTAAATCTGAAGCTGCCGCAAAATCAGCTTGGGATTTAGATCAAAATGATATTCCTGATAGTATACAGAGTAATGTTATTGAGTCAAAAATTAAAACACGTACTCCAAATTTTATTACTGACCCAGTTGGTACAGCTGTTGAAGCATCTAAAGCTGCTCAGCCATCTTTTACTCCTGCAAATAATTCTGTAGAAGATATGTTTAAAAAAAATCCACCTCATGTAGGAGAAACCAATAGTGCTTATTTATTTAGAACAACAGGTAATCCTGGGTTTTATAATAATACAGATACTTGGAATGGAACAACATGGGTAGGTAATTCATTAAATAAAAAACTAAACCAAAAAGAAGAAGGAGGGTTAGTAGATAATCCTATGCCAGATCAATTTGGTAATCTTCAAAGATTTATAGGAGGAGGTTTTGATCCTTCTATTCCAGATCTTAATCAAGCTGATATAGATGATATGTATTCAAAAGATACATCTGATCCATATATGCCTCAAGCACAATATGGTGGTTTCTGGGGAGCCATGATGAGAAATTATTTTCCTGCAAACATGCCACAGAGATATGCTTATTCTCAAACGGTAAGACCTGCATATAACAGAGCTACTGGTCAACAGTTTGCTAACATACCAGGATTTAATCCTTATGCTCAGATTAAAGATATTCAAGTAACTAAGAAAGGTATATTTGGTCAACCTAAAAGATACACAGTTACATATAACAATAATCCATCAGGTAAACCAGGTGATAAGAGGTTAGCTAATACAAATTCATTTGAACAACTTAGTACTGCAGAAGCTTCTGCTAAATCTAAAGAACAAGCTCCTAAAACAAAGAATGAACAAAAGGAGTATGAAACAAAAGTTGAACAAAGAAAAAATGATATCTACTCTAACACAGAAGGTTTATCTGGAAAAGCAAGAAGACAAATCAGAAGAGGTGAAAGAAGAACTGCTAGAGATGTAGCTAGAGGTATGGAAGAATTTCCAGAAGACCCAAACTACAAACCAGCATCTAATGCGCCAGTACAATCTGCACATCCCGCATGGTCTCAAATGTATATGAGTAATAATGCTTCTTTACCATCTATTGCTGCAGAAGCACAAAAAAAAGAGTACGGAGGAGATTTACATAGATTTATTCCACAAGCTCTTTTAGGTAAAGAAACTCCCGTTAGTATGGTAAATAATCCAGCTAATAGTAAACTTACTTTACCAACTAAAAGCAGTAAAGAAGTTGGTCAACAGTTAATGATGGACAGCAGAAAGAAAATAGAAGAAGAAGCTAAGTTTGAACCGGATGAATACTCAGTAGATTATAAAGCTAAAAAGAAATGGCTAGGAGATACACAAGGAGCTATACTTTCAGCAAATGCTGCTGGTGAAGGATTAGCTGGTTGGATTGATAGATGGAAAAACAGAAACAATGATGTTGATGTCTATAATAATACTACAGCTGATGATAACTATGCTAGAGACCCTAGTAAAGATTCTGGTGACTATTCTATAACCGGAAGTGATTATGGTTTATATAGATCACCAGATCAAGGTCAAACATGGGGTAGTAGATCTGCTCAATACGGAGGAGCTTCAGATTATTCAGAAGGTGCGCTTGTAGATATGACAGAAGAAGAATTAGCAGAGTTCCTTGCAAATGGAGGACAAGTAGAATACTTATAATTTAGGACAATGAAAGTAAGAATAACCAAATTACCACAAGCAAGAACTGGATACCAAGTTCAAGGTGGTTTAGTGAATGATGTTCCTGCAATGGGTGGTAGAGATTACAATGCCTATATAGGAAAGGAAACTCCACGTGTTTCTAAAACTATAAGTAAGGTACCTCGGTCAATGGCCAACCTAGAAGCTGAAGGTGGAGAAACTGTAATGGGTAATATAGATGGAAGCGGAATGCCTTCATTTTATACCATTAAAGGACCAAGACACCACAGTGGAGGTGTACCATTAAATCTTCCGGATGATAGTTTCATTTACAGTGACACTCAATCTATGAAGATCAGTGACCCTACTATTCTTAAAATGTTTAACAAACCAGCTAAGAAAGGTGGGTATACTCCGGCAGAATTATCTAAACAGTATGATCTTAATAAATACAGAAAGATACTTCAGGATCCGGAATCTGATGAGATAGCAAGAAAGACTGCTGAGTTAATGATTAAGAACTATACTATGAAGTTAGGAGCTCTAGCATTAGCACAAGAAGGTAAGAAAGGTTTTCCTCAAGGAATTCCTGCTGTTGCTCAACCTTATATGGAAGCAAATAAACTTAC